CTCATCTAAGCAAACACTCGAAGAGATTAGGACCATTCAGAAGATGTACGATGCTACAACTCCTGAAGAGAAAGAAGAGTACATGTTAACAGACGTAGATGGTTCTCATTACATTACACAAGTACTTGATGAAAACGATAGAGAGTGGGATCAAAAGAAAATCGATACCATTACAGAACAATCTAAGCATGTAATTCGACACTACAAGAATCATTACAATAGACCAAGACCCTTTCAAGTAGCACAGGCATTGGGTATAGATTACGACAAGTACAATACAGAAACTTCTGGTACACCATCATATCCATCTGGTCATACAACACAACCATATATGGTAGCAAACTATTATGGAAAACTATATCCAGATCTAAAGTTCGAATTAAGAGAAGCGGCCGATAAAAGTGCAATGGGTAGAGTAAGAGCAGGTCTACATTACCCTTCTGATATCAGAGCAGGTATCTCATTAGCAGATCAACTCATAGAGTACTTAGACTTTGATATGATAAAAGAAGATGCACCTATGAATTCAACTGGTTCAGCAGTATCAACTGATCACCCTTTGCAACATTCTAAAACTTTGTATAGACGTAAGAATGAGAAAGATGCAAAGTCTCTATACAAATTGCTACAAAAACGTTATAATTAAGTATGATTAAGTTTTTAAACTACCTTGCCTTGGTGACCTCGATTGTCATAGCAGGTATTGCGGCATACTTTTCTGTAATAGGAATGGCAACAATCTTTGCTGGTGCTTATATGGGTACAGTCGTTATGATGACTGCATTAGAGTTTGGTAAACTGGTTACCGCGGCATATTTACACCTTGTTTGGGAAAAACTAAACTATCTAAAATACTATCTACTCACGTCAGTAGCAGTATTGATGTTGATTACATCACTTGGTATTTTTGGATACCTGTCGAAAGCAAACATCGAAACCGCCCTTGTTGGAGATGGCAACACTTTAGAATTATCAATACTTGACACTCGTATAGAAGCAGAGAATTCAAAGATAACTAGACTACAAGATAGACTCACAGGACTCGATCTGGTGATCACCACGGGTCGTCCACAAGACAGAAACTATATCAATAGACAACAGAAAGATGAAAGACAGCAGATTGCAGAGGACATTGATGCATCTATTGATATGATTACACAATACACAGAAGAAAAACTACCAATTCAAAGAAAACAACTTGAGCAAGACAGCAAGATAGGTCCTATCAAATATGTTGCTGAAGTTATTTATGGAGATGATGCTACTAACGATATGCTTGACAATGCAGTAAGATGGGTAATCTATGCATTGATATTCGTATTTGATCCCTTAGCAGTACTACTATTAGTATCATCTACTGGTCTTATAGCACGTAAGAAAGAAGAAGAAACACCTAAAGTTGTAGAGAACAAATACGTGATTCAAGTGCCTAAAGATAAAGTAGCAAAATTTGGGAAAAAAGACTTTAAAAAAGAGTAATATTGTAGTATACTAATACTATGCTATGGTTAGAAAAGAAATATCTTTCTATGGTCTTGTCAAATCTCGATTTGGCGAAATGGACCAATGAAAACACACTGAATCACAGATGTCCTTACTGTGGTGATTCGCAGAAGAATAAGTACAAAGCACGTGGTTATCATTTTGTTATAGAAAACAGTTTGATATATAAATGTCATAACTGTGGTAAATCTACATCAAGTGTAAACTTTCTTAAAGATAATTTTCCTACTATACATCGAGAATACGTGAAAGAATGGTTAACAGAGACGGGTCGTAAACCAAAGAAAAAAAAGTTACCTCCATCGTCGAAATTCAAGTTCACCCCACGAACAGATATTCTAAATAAAACTGTACAGTCAGAATCACTTAAAGCAATTGCATTCCCTGTGAATGAAAAAGCAGTTGCTAGAAAGTATCTACTCGACAGAAAAGTACCTGAAGAGAAACTAGAAGGTCTATGGTATGTTGACAATGCTCAAATACTATCATTCCTAAATGCTAAGTACAAAGACAGAGTACTTGGCAATGATCCTAGAATCTTACTGCCATTCTATGATGAGAATGGGAAACTAATAGGGGTATCAGGCAGAGCAATAAATAATTCGCCTCTAAGATACTTGACTCTTAGATTTCAAGATGATGTTCCACTCATCTTCAATCAACATAAAGTGGACAGAACGAAGACAATCTATGTAACAGAAGGCCCCATAGATAGTCTATTCCTCCCGAATAGTATAGCAGTCGCAGGGAGTGATTTTAAAAAACTAAGTGACGAATATAAAGCAGATGCGATACTCATATACGACAACGAACCGAGAAATCTTGAGATAGTTAAGAAGATCAGTGAGGTCATTGACCTTGGGTTTAAAGTCTGCATTTGGAACGATAAAAGAGTCAAAGACTGTAAAGACATAAACGACATGATAATGTCTGGTTTGTCAGAAAGTGAAGTGGTAGAAATTATTAATAATTGTAGTTTGACGGGTCTCTCAGCAAAATTACAGTTAACGGAGTACAAGAGAACATGAATGCAGAAATCAAAGTAGTCAAATCAGACGGCAGTAAAGTAGTAATAGACTTAGATAAAATTCACAAGATGGTAGAGAAGTCCTGTAGAGGAATTACAGGTGTATCTGAGTCGTTAGTAGAAATGAATAGTGGTCTTCAATTCTTTGATGGTATCACTACAAAAGAAATACAAAAGATTCTAGTCAAGTCAGCAAGTGACTTAATCTCATTAGAATCACCTAATTACCAATTTGTCGCAAGTAGACTATTATTGTTTGCAGTACAGAAACAAGTTTTTAACACCAAATGGAAAGATGCAGAAATCTATCCAGACCTAAAAGAGTTGATTGAAAGAAACATAGAGAAGGGTGTATATGACAGAGATATACTCAGTTACTATGACGATGCAGAGTTAAAGAAAATCAACTCATACCTAAGACATAGCAGAGACTTTGACTTTACATATGCAGGTCTACAGCAAGTAGTAGACAAGTATCTTGTACAAGATAGAAGTAGTGGTGACATATACGAGACACCACAATTCATGTATATGTTAATCGCAATGACACTATTCAAAGAATACAAGGAGAATAGACTTGAATACATTAAACGGTACTATGATGCCATATCGACTTACAAAATTAACATACCGACACCTATCATGGCAGGAGTCAGAACTCCACTCCGCCAATTCGCCTCTTGTGTTCTCGTCGACACAGATGATTCACTCCAATCCATATTCTCTTCAGACATGGCAATTGGGCGATATGTTGCACAACGGGCAGGCATTGGAATCAATGCTGGACGTATTAGAGGCATCGGCAGTAAAATTAGAGGAGGTGAGGTACAGCACACTGGCGTCATTCCTTTCCTCAAAAAATTCGAATCAACTGTACGATGTTGTACGCAAAATGGTGTCCGAGGTGGCAGTGCAACTGTACATTTTCCAATCTGGCATCAAGAGATTGAGGACATTATTGTTCTTAAAAACAACAAAGGAACAGAAGACAACAGAGTCAGAAAATTAGATTACAGTATTCAGATTAGTAAATTATTTTATGAGAGGTTCTTAAAAAATGAAGATATTACTTTGTTCAGTCCTCATGATGTTCCTGGTCTCTACGAATCTTTCGGGAGTGACGGGTTCGATGAGTTATATCAGAAATATGAAAATGCATATTCAATCCCTAAAACAAAAATAAGTGCAAGAGATTTATTTCAAGACTTGCTAAAAGAGAGAGCAGAGACTGGTAGAATCTATATCATGAATATAGACCACAGTAACACTCATAGTTCTTTTAAAGACAAGGTAAGCATGAGTAATCTATGTCAAGAGATTACATTACCAACTGATCCTATCGATCATATTGATGGTAGAGGTGAGATTGCTCTATGTATCTTGTCAGCAGTTAACGTTGGCATTGTTAAAGAAGATGAGTTCGAAGAGATATGTGACCTTGCAGTTAGAGGATTAGAAGAGTTAATCGACTTTCAACAATATCCAGTTAAAGCGGCAGAGAGATCGACAATTGCACGTAGAAGTCTTGGTATTGGTTACATTGGTCTTGCACACTATCTTGCAAAGAACAAGTTAAAATACGATCAACCAGAAGCATGGCAACTTGTCCATGATTTAACAGAGAGATTTCAGTACTTTTTATTGAAGTCTTCTAATAACATCGCGGCCGAGAAAGGGGCATGTGAGTACTACAATAGGACCAAATACAGTGATGGTCTATTACCGATCGATCATTACAAAAAAGAAGTAGATGAATTAGTACCTAACAAACTAAAATTAGATTGGGAACAACTAAGAAAAGATATCAAAGAGCATGGTCTTAGACACTCGACACTCACAGCACAAATGCCAAGTGAATCATCAAGTGTTGTATCAAATGCTACAAATGGTATCGAACCACCCAGAGATTACTTATCAGTTAAGAAGAGTAAGAAAGGTACACTCAAACAGATTGTACCACAATACTCACATCTTAAGTCTGCATACACACTTCTATGGGATATGCCATCTAACGAAGGTTATATTAACGTAGTAGCAGTTATGCAGAAGTTTTTCGATCAAGCAATTTCTGGCAACTGGTCATACAATCCAGAAAATTATGATAACAACGAAGTACCAGTATCAGTAATGGCAAAAGATTTGTTGAATACATATAAGTATGGATGGAAAACATCATATTATCAGAACACCATGGATGGTAAAACTGAAGATGTAATCACTGATCCAAATTCAGCATCAAATGATTATATACCACCGATGATAGATTCTGTACAAAGTGACGATGAGGAAGATTGCGATGCCTGTGCCATTTGAGAAAAGAACTGTATTAACACGTAGATTAGCAACGGAAGAGGATCCGAAAACATTTCCTATGAGAGTGGATCCTTTGACATATGAATTTATGACAAAGAGATACGTAGTTCTTAAAGACTTCATTCCTAAAGACATCATTAAGATGACCCTTGACACATGGAGATCATTTGAAACACACCCGTCTTATGATGAAGTGATGAATCACGAAAAGAGAGATATCACTTGGAATAATCCAAAATCTTCTATTGGTAAATCACATGGTGGTTGGTGTACTCCATGGGGTAACGCATTACATGATTGGGTCCACAAGAAGTTAGATGACTATATAGATTTACCACTTGAACAAACCTACTCTTATACACGAAACTATGAGAGAGGGGCATATCTAGGTTCACACTTAGATAGGGCATCATGTGAGATTAGTGCAACTATATGTTTAGATTATAAGTCAGATGATGGCAAACCTTGGCCAATTTGGATTAGAGGGGATAAAAACTTTGCTGGAATGGAAGCAGATGATGTACAAGCATGTACACAGTTATTGAATCATAGACACAGAAAGCAAGAAAACTGTTCACAAGTATATCTAGAACCAGGTGATTTGTTGTTATATCAAGGACCAAATGCACCTCATTGGAGAGATTACTTTTTGGGCGATTACTCGTACCATATATTTTTACATTTCTTCAATCAGTTCTCTTCTATGAGAGGTATGGATAACTGGTACATTGATGATGAAGAAGTTATAAATGGAAAAGAGAAGAATTCAAGACCAGCAATGGGTAGAGCAAGTGCATTGTTGTATGATGGTCGTCCACATAGATTAGAGACAGACAACGACAAGAGAACAGAATCATACAACAAATTTATGACAGAATATAATGGTCTTGCACACTATCCTCAAAGAGAAGAGTTGTACCAGAACTTAGTTAACAATTACGAAATAGATGAAGATTATACGAAAGGCGAGAGAAAGAAGAAATGACAGTATTTAACAAGAAAAACGTAGATTTTACAAAGAACAAGATGTTCTTTGGCGAAGAATTAAACACTCAAAGATTTGATGAGTTCAAATATCCTATCTTTGACAAACTTACACAAAGACAATTAGGTTTCTTCTGGAGACCAGAAGAAGTATCACTACAAAAAGATAGAGCAGATTATCAACAGTTGACAGATGCACAGAAACACATCTTTACATCTAATTTGCGATATCAAACTTTACTAGACTCAGTTCAAGGAAGGGCACCATCCATAGCATTTCTACCTTTCGTGACTCTACCTGAACTTGAGTCTTGTATTATTACATGGGACTTTATGGAAACTATCCATAGTCGATCATACACTCACGTCATAAAGAATATCTATAGTAACCCTAGTGATATATTCGATACAATTATAGATGAACCAGCAATCGTTAAGAGAGCAGAAATGGTAACAGAGAAGTATGACCACTTTATCGAACTTGGTCGTAGACGATTACTAGGTCTCAAAGTAGATGATTATGAACTATACAAAGCATTGTATCTTGCATTGATATCAGTGAATATCTTAGAGGGTATTAGATTCTTTGTATCATTCGCATGTTCGTTTGGATTTGGTGAGTTGAAACTCATGGAAGGATCAGCAAAGATTATATCGTTCATTGCTAGAGACGAAGCACAGCATCTTGCCGTATCTCAACACATTCTAAAAGCATATAAAAATCAAGAGAACGACAAGTTAATGAA